AGTGAAGCTGACGATTCCCCCAACTTTCCCCCTGATCGTCAAAGTCTGTGCGCTTGTAACGGCACCGCCAGCGCTAGCCACGGTCACAGGCGTCAGCACAAACGGGTCGGCCTGCGTTCCGGTGCCACTCACGAAAGCAGGTGATGCCGAAGCGTCGGCAGGTGTGGGGGCGATTGGCTTGGGTGCCCCTCCAGCGGCCTCCTCCCATCCACCTGCACCACCGTTGGCAGTTGGATCCCACACATTGATCACAGCAGGGCTCTGACTGGTATCAACCCAGATCGTCCCGTTCGTGATCTCAGGATGTGTCGCAGAGGTCGGCGGTGTCGGGCTATGGATGATGTGGCTGTCAAGCACACCAGCCTTCAGCCCCTCAAACGTTGCCTTGTGCTGCGCAGTCGCACGTTGTACCAGCAGCAGGTCAGTGTTCTGGAAGGGGCTCATGGCAGTACAGAAAGAAGGTTGATGTCGAGGGCCAGGTTGCGCGTGTTGCCCGTCCCGGTGACGACAACAGGCGCAGTGCCTGTCAGCGTGGTCAAAGAGTCGGTCTTGATGACTGCCATCTCGTCGATCACACCCTTCAGCTGCGCAGCCGTCACCACTCGATCGACGGCCTTAGCCACGATCGCGGCGTTATCCGCCAACTGCACAATGCCCTTTACCGTCTCAGACGCATCAGGTGGCGGTGGGCTTGCGGTCGCCACATACTGTTTCAACGTGGCAGGTGTCACCGCACGCACCGTATCCGTGCCAGCTGCGACCTCCGCCTGTGTCGCTAGTTCAATCAGACCTTGAACCGCATTGGTTGCAACAGGGATCGCCCATGGCTTCCACGAAACGCCATCCCACCGCAGCACTTGCCCAGCGCCTGGGCTAGCGGCATCAACATCAAGCAAACCGTCCAGCGTGCTGGCGCCACCGCCACCACCGCCTGCAGCGTTCAACGTGTCAACACGCTGCCAGCCCTGTGCAACGCCCAGGCAGACAACCCAGTCGCCAGGGTCGAAGCTGATGCCCGCTGCCACAGCGGTTGCGTTGCCTGCCGTGTCCGCGACGAAGTAAACACCCGTCAGCTGATCCGTTGCCGCCGGAAGCACATCGCCAACAGTCAGGCCAGCGTTGCGGCCGAACTCCGTCAGCACGGTCATCTTGCCGTTGCTGGCATCGAACAGACCGCAGAAACGCAGGTTCTGCTCTGACAGCGCACCAACGCCGATCGGCACCCAGACGTTGCCGTCCCACATGCGGATCTGCTGCGCCAGTGGGTTCAGCCACAGCTGACCGATCGTGTTGCCCGTAACCGGCGGCAGCGTGTCCTGGATATACGCCGTCGCATAGTCCGCCAGCTTGATCGCTGTGATGCTGTGATCACCGATCGCAGCAGCCGGCAGCGTGCCGGTCGTAATCGTCGAAGCATTAACGCTGGCAATGTCACCGGCCTGCAGTTGCGCCTGACCGCCCACCACATGCCCAGAAGCATTGACGGTCGTCTTGGCGTAATCGCCAGGCGCAATGCCGCTTGCTGCGTGGGTAATGGCACCGCCCGCTGAAACCTGCAGCTCAGGTCCAGGCACCGACACCCCGCCCAGCACTGTGCTGGTAGCAGGTGCTGTCTTCAGCTTCCCGTCAGCCTCGACCGTAACGCCAACACCCGGATACACCGCACCCGGCACCGTCGCAGTCGCCACCGGCAGATCAGTGCTGACCAGACGGCGAAAGCTCGGCTTGGCGGCCGCGCCTGTTGCTGGTCCCACCCACACCGCACCAGCAGTCTGGGCGTCAAGGTCAATGCTGATCGCGCGATTGGTGGTGCCGCTCTGTGTAATCAGCAGCGGTGTACTGGTCTCTGTGACATCAACGGTCTGCACGCCGGCGTGTTGCTGCCAGCCCGTCGAGGTGTAGGTGTATGAAAGTCCGGTAGCAGTGGCGTATGCCTGCTGACCAAGAAACGCGCCCGCTCCACCCGGTGCCGCGAGGGCGACAAGGCACGCCGATTGATCCGCCAGCTTGGCGGCAGTCACGCTGTCGTCAGCGAGAGCGCGAGTGCTGACTGCGCCGGTGCCTAGCTTGGTCTCGGTGACAGCGTTAGCCGCGATCGTTGCGGCGAATGTCGCCGTGCCGGTGCCGGTGATGTCACCCGTCAGCGTGATCGTCTGGTCGCCAGTGTTCGTGCCGCTGCTGGTGCCACTAAAGCTGCTGCCATCCACCCAGCTGCCGCTGCGCAGCGCCAAGGTGCCCAGACCCAGTGCCGTCCGTTGACCTGCTGCATCAGCTGCCGCCAGCAACGCCCGACCGGCAGCCGTACACGCCAGCTCTTCAGCAAAGCCCGCGCCGGTGCTGCGCCCCAGCACCACGTCGCCCTTGCTGACCTGAACGCCGCCGGACGGGATGCCGGAGCTGAAGTCGATTTTCGATGCAGGGATCGACCCCGCATCCATGTTGATCACAACTCCTTCGAGGAGATCCTTTGCTGTGATCGCTTTCGTCTCTGATGCCGACAAGTCGGCAATCGGCAGCAAGTCAGTCGGGGAGACGCCAGCCTCGGGCAATCGAGTAAGCGCCGAGATCCTGGTGTCCGCCACTGTTGCAGGTTCCTAGGGCTCCCCTCAGGTTAGTCCGTTGGTTCCATCAGCAAGAAGTCAAGATCCTGCTCCTTGAGGATGCGGTCGTAATCCTCCTTGAGGATGTAACCAGCAGGTTCACCGATGCGTAGATGGAACTCGCCGGTGGTCACGAAGTCCATCGCCACCTGGATCAACCCAGTTGGTGTGACCGTGATTCCTGTGCGGGTCGCAATCGCTCGAATCTCATAGAACACCGCTTCCTGGCTGTCGCTCTTACCCACCAGCTGCAGGATCGCGTCGAACTGTGCCCCTAGCTCTGTTCGCATGATGATCTGCGGCAGCAACACGCTCAGCTCACCGTCAGCGCTGCTGGTTGGGTCGCACAGCTGGCGGCTGGTCTGGAAGTAGCAGTCGATCGTGCCGCTGCCTGTCAACGTGCCGGCGCTGTACTGCTCCGCAAATAGGTCGCCCAAGCTGGTTGTATCAACCGCTGAACGATCGGTGTTGAAGGTGAACTGAGTCACGCCCCCGAGCGGGTGGTGTCCCGTGTCCCGCACATCCACGCGGATCGGCACAGCGTTGCCGGTGAAGACGGCAACAGGCGCCGCCTTGCTGCGATCGTTGTTGATCGCATCCGAAAAGCTGCGGTACATCCTGATGCCACCCGCTGCGTTCACATGCGCATAGAACATCGCGCTGTGATGCACCTGCCCATCAGGCCACCAGCTCGGATCAATAAACACCAGCCCACGCGGGTCGTCGGTGCTGATCTCCACCCGATCCCCCGACAACACGTTCGAGTCCACGCCGTCGGAACCGAAACGTGAGATCACCGTGTTCACGTCCGTGGGCGCAACCGTCGTCTCCAGCGCCGCGCCGGTCGTGCGCCGTAGCTGCACGCAGCCGTTGTCGCCGGTGAGAAACATCAGTTCAGCCCTCCTGCAAGATCGCCATCGACTGTGAAGTCAATCCCCACCACTGACAGCTCGCCAGCGGTAGAACCCAGCTGGGCTCGTGTGATGTAGGCATCCACGGCAATGCCCTCGCGCTCACCCATGCCCAACTCCAGCCGCACACGGTCGCTTGGTGTTGGCATCCCAGGCGTCACCAACGCCTTGATCAACACGTCAAATGACGTGTACTCCGTTCGCTCCCTGTAATCCAGGCGGTAGTACAGCAGCGTCGCAGAGCCTGTGCCACCCTTCATCCCAGGCACATAGGTGGGGGCATAGCCATCCACCTTTGTGGTCTCCAGTAGTTCCTGATTCAGGGTCAACGACCAGTCGCGCACCTTGGCGACGGGTTTGCCGAGGTAGATCAGGCTGCCGTGTCGTCCGCTGAAAAAGCCCATGGCAATGCCCTCAGCTGCAGTTTACGCCGATCTCTTTGAAGAGCCCGTCGCTCAGATCTGCCACCAAGCTGGTGGCGTTGGCACCATTGATTGAACAGGGGTGTTCGACGCCGCGCACGGTGATCACCGCCTCATCATCGAGTGACACTTCCGTCACGCGGAAGACGCGGCGCGAATCGCTGGAGTTGCCCAGCACAAACAGGCTGCCCTCCGGCACGTTCAGCCCCGTCGCCACACCGTTGGTGATGGTGATACCAGCGTGGGTTTCGGGTTCGTGGCCAGAGCTGTAGGTCATCACCGTGTAGGTGCCATCAGCCACACCCACCTCCAGCGGTAGATCGAGCACGCCGCCTTCGCGCACGATGCCGGTGCGCACCGTGTCCCAGCGCTTCAGCCCGATGTCCACATAGATGTAGGCGCCCGGCTGGACAGGGCTGTCGGTCGGCACGGTCTTGAACTCGATCGTGCGGCCGATGTAGCGCCGCTGCTGGCACAGGAACCTGCCGTACAGCTCCGCCTGGCGCTTCTGGCTTACCCAGTCCGACAGGTCGAAGGTCTGCCAGATCGCGTCGTTGGTGTCGGTGTCGCTGCGGCACAGCGTCACGCTCATGTTGCGCGGGAACACGTCGTTGTTCTTGATCTCTCTGTAGATCACCGTCGCCACCAGATCCTTGGTGGTGTCCCCGTAGTCCAGATATTCCTCGCGGTAGGAGTCTTCGAGGATGTTGCCCTCGTTGAACAGCGCGGAGATCGTCAGCTGGCGGGTGGCAACACCAGCCGCGTCGGTGGGCAGCGCGGGGATCAGTGTCTCCTTGCCGTTCATGCGGGCGAACTCCAGCAGGCTGAACGGGGCCGTCTCCACCCAGAAGTCGCGCCAGCCGCGCTGATCCGCGATCACGCCATCCATGAACAGCTGGCAGCCCAGGCCGTTGTTCTTGCAGAAGCGCTTGGCTAGGGCCAGTCGCTCCCAGTCCACCGCGTTGGCATTAGCGAAGTTCTTGATGCCGTTGGTGGCATCCATCACGGTGTCGGCAAAGATGTCGGGCGCATAGCAGGCGCCTTCATTGCTCTGATACGGCTGGCCGTTGCTGTCGTTCACCTTCCAGGCGGACTTGCCCTCCAGCACATAGGCCGAGATGGAACGCAGGTCGTCCACACCCTGGGAGGCGTAGGTGTGGAACGCCATCAGGCTCATGTCCTTGTATTTCTGGGCGTCGAGGTTGCAAGCTGTCTGCTCGGTCACATTGACCAGTGATGCCTCAGGGCCGTTGTCGTAGCTGGCCTGCACCTGCGTGTCGGAGTTGACCGAGAACATGTCCCACTCGTTGGTGTACATGGGACCGCGCTCCTTGAGGGCCGGGAACTTGTTGGTGTCGATCTGAACGAAGCGCCCAAAGAACTCCACGCTTCCTTCGCCGAAGCCGATGGCCTGCACCGTTCCGCCGTTGTAGATGTAGGCGTACCCGCTGAAGCCGAACTCCTTGATCTCGGCTGCGGGGTCAAGGATGGGCACAAAGCGGAACTCACGCTTGCCCTTGCTGCCCTTAAACAGCAGGCTGATGTAGTGGTCAGCGTCGTTGCCGCGCTCCACCGCAAAGATCTGAGGAACGCGGGTCCAGTCAGCACGGCCCAGTGGGCGCACCAGCATCTGGAAGAACATGGTGCGGCGCTCTAGGCCGTTGTCGCTGAGCTTGTAGCCATCAGGAGCCTTGTGTTCGCCGTATTCCTTCTGGCGACCAGAGATGCGGCGGAACAGACGCACGCGGAAGTTGAAGCGGACGTGGTTGCAGTTGGTGACGGTGCAGTAATCCGTCCGCGCTCGCTTGGCCAGGCACTTCACATAGAAAGAGTCGTCTAGGTCACGCACCAGCGTGTGCCAGTTCTTGACGATGTATTGCACCCACTGACGGGCTTTTTGCTTCTCCGCAATCAGCTCGCGCAACTTGGTGCGGACAAGGCTGGTGCCGATTTGATCGGTCGTCCATTCGCCTTTGAGGTTGTCAATCTTCTCCAGCAAGCAGCTGATGCCGCAAGCAAAACGTTCACTACTGATGCCCGGCAGGTAAAACGCGCTGGTAGCGGTGCGGGTGATGCGCAGCAACTCTTCCCGCGTGTCGTCCATTTTGTCGTTGACAAGATCATTAAGCCGGTCACGCAGGGTGTCTCGCTGGTTGCGCCACTCGCGGATTTGCCAGTTGGAGGCTTTGGCTTGCCGGCGCTTGCGGGCGATGTAGTCGCCGATGAAGTCCCGCCGCGCATCACGCAGGTTCTCAATGCGGTTCTCCAGACGCTTGAGTTTTTTGGTCGCACGGCCGCCCTCCTCTTTGTCGTCAAGCGCTTCAATTTCTTCGCGGATGTTCAGGATCTGAGCCGTCAGGTTTTGTGCCTCCCCCTGCGCCCTGGCTTCCGCCCGCCAAGTGTCGTCCATCTCTTCGCCTCGGGCAGCAGCAAGTACATCATTTAGGTTCTGCAGTTGCGCACGGATCCCAGCCGCTTCGGGATCGGTTTGGACGATGTAACGGCGGATCTGTTTGCGCGCGCCACCAGCCTTGATGCGGTCACGGATGTCACGCAGCTTGGCGAGATCATCTCTGTACTCCTTGCGGAGCGCTTGCGTATTGATCCTGGGTTTATCCATCAAGAACTTTTCCAGGATCTTCTCGGTGTAGGCAATCGAGCCGCCCTTTTCGAAGGTCAGCGTGGATTCCTTGTCGAGATCATTGATCCACTTGATTGTCTCTTGGCCAACGAAGCTGTAGTCCTTGTTGCTCTCACTGGCACCACCGCCGAACTTTCTGATGTATATGTCGTCACGGAAGACGGTGCTGACCTGTTTTCTGTCTTTCTTCTGCCGATCGGACATGCCGATCCAGTAGGTGTGCTGATTTGCCTTCTCGGGGTCCACCATGCCGGTGGACAGCACATCATTGACGGTTAGCTCAAGAACATCGTCCTTGACGGGTGCAGACAGCACATCTAGCGCGTGCTCGTACTCCTCTTTTTGCGCCTTGTTGTAGTTGCGGGCCTGCAGGCGGTTATAGCCGGTGGTGGGGCCATAGCCCTCCTCCGTACACTCAAACTCCGCCGTGATGCCCTTGGTGTTCAGCGAGTGGTCGTCGTCGATCCAGCGCAACTTGAAGTTGGCGCTGCCCAGCTTGTAGATCGCGCCACGATCCAGGTTGTTGATGAGCTGTAGGCGCAGATCCTTGGCGGCTTCCTTCGCCACCGCCCAGTTGTCTGAGTTCTGCTGGCGATCAACCTGGCGGAACTTCAGCGTGAAGCGATTGCCGATGCTGTAGTAGCTCTGGAAGCCCTGCAGGATCTCGATGCCGATTTCGGCTTCACGGACCTTGCCCTTGTCATCGCGCTCCAGCACCTCCACATTGATCGGGATTGGGGCGTAGACCCCGAGATCCTTCATGGTGGTGGGTGTGTACGCCTGGCTGTAACCCTCCTGCGGGTTGCTCACCAAGCCGCTCACCATGTGGGTGATGCCGCCTCCCTTCTCAGCACTGGGGTCGCGGTCATCGCCCCAGACCTTGTTGGCGTAGCGAACCGGGCCAGCCTGCTCCGTGTAATACATCCAGGTGTTGGATGCGCTGAACTGCGACGCTGGCAGTTGGCCAAAGGCGGTCTTGTTGTAGTCCACCTTCCGCACGCCGGCAGCACCCACCAACAGCAGCAGCTGCATGAATTGGCCGGTGCCGGTGCTTTCCACCGATGACCACAGCAGAGCCGTGTTCACCCGCACGGCGCCCAGCGGGTTGATCGACTGGTTGCAGTAGATCAGGTTGATGGGATCGCCGTAGCGAGCCAGCTCCTGCGTGCCGTTGAAACCAGCGCGGGGGGCGTAGGTCTTGTCCCGTAGCTGCCGCTGGTATTTCTTGTCTTGGTTGACTTCGGGCTTCGGTGCCAGCAGCGCTGACGCCACCTGGAAGATGACACCGACAACGGCGATGACGATGCTGACCGGATCGCCCCTCAGGGTTTCCAGTCGTTCCGCTTGGCTCAGCGATAGGTCGCGCTGCGCCGACAGGAACAGCAGATACTCCTCTTCTGTTACCCCTAGCTGCTGACACAGGCCACGCTCATAGGGGAGGAGCTTCCTGTTCATGGCAGCGGTCGGTACAGCTTCAGGTTAGGTGGCACTGTTGGTGCCTGAACCACACGCCCGCGGTTGCTGATGTAGACCAGCCCGCCGACATCGGACACCGTGGCAAATGCAGCGGCGATCGTGCCGGGCAGCATCGCCACATCACCCGGCTGGCAGTCACCGGCTGCGCGTGCATGTTGCAGCAGCCAGCGGATCAACCTGATCGACGGCACGCCTTCCTTGGCGTATTGCCGGTAAACCCAGTCGAAGCTGTCGGCGTAGTCCTTCATGCCCAGCCGCCGGTGGATCTCGCACATCAGCTGGAAGCAGTCGGTCTTGCCGCTGCCATCGCCAGGGCAGTGGCCATAGCCGTACGCCAGTCCGATCAGGTCATTGCAGAGTGACATCGCTGTTCAGTGGCAGGATCCCGCTGTTCTCGGCGGTGATGATGCGACGCGGGAAGTTGCCGCCCACC